AATTTACACCGAGCCAGGCGGATTCCTGGCAATCTTTAATCATCTATAAAAATGAGAGAATTATTAAAAACCATCCCAGGATCTGAAGTAGCTCAAGCTACTATCCTAACGCTGATCGTCATCGGCATCTTATCAATCATCACAATTATTTCAAACCTTTAATTTTTATTATCATGTCTAACAAAACAACCATCATCGCCTCTTCGACTGGAGGATCAAACTACGAGCCGATCGCGGCCGGTACTTACGTCGCACGTTGCTATTCCATGATTCACATGGGAACTATTAAGGAGTCCTACATGGGCGAAGAGAAATTCGTTAATAAGGTCCGCTTGACTTTCGAGCTTCCGACTGAGCTAAAAGTTTACAAGGAGGAGAACGGCGAACAGCCTGCTGTATTATCGAAGGAGTTCACACTTTCACTCTCTGAGAAATCAAACCTTCGCGCCTTCTTAAATTCCTGGAGAGGAAAGGCTTTAACAGAAGACGAGTGCAAGTCATTCGATATCACTGTCCTAGCTGGAAAAGCTTGCACCTTATCAGTGATCCATAAGACTTCTAAAGTAAGCGGTAAGACTTACGCTGAGATCGCCTCGATCGGAGGAGTAATGAAAGGAATGGAAGTTCCAGCGATCATGAATCCGGAGATAGTTTTCTCTGTGAATAACTTTGACCAGGTAGCTTTTGATTCCTTCCCTGATTTCATCAAAGAGAAGATTCAATCTTCGAACGAATACAAGGCGCTATCGGTAAACACTCCGGCTCCAGCAGTGACAGAGCCAGCTGTGATCGATGAAGATGATTTACCATGGTAGTCATGTATAAGCAGGACACATGCTTCATGTTTAAAAATTCGATCGATTGGTCAGTGAGTTACTGGAATGATTTTGAGACCAAGACTGACTTTGATCAATGGATGGATGAGCGAATCAACGAGGGGCTGGTTTATGTCGGGGAGAAATCTAAAGAGATCCCAGTCTATCCTCAAGCTTTAAGACTAGATTTAAAATATAGCTTAGGCGGATACCATAGCGTGATTGAAAGATTCGCATCTAGTGAAGAATATACCAGGTATTGCGACTGGAAATTATCGCAAGGATATAAAGTAATAGGATCAGCTCCTTACATGGAATTAAAAACCGACGAATAAAATGGCACGAATTAAAAAAATGGATATCTATAAAGAGGTAGCAGAAAGATTAAACGCTAAGGGGAAGCTTCCCTTTAGCGCAAGGGAGTGGAACACTGGCCTAGTCCAGCAGACAGTCTACGGGAAACTAAAATACCCGGAAGTAATGGAGGAGTTAAAATTAATCATGCAAGAATATGAAACAGCAGAAGCTTGATTTTAACGCCTGGATGGATCACATATCTAACCAGCTCCAGGAGGATTACAGAAAACTATACTATTCATCTAAATTCAAACAAGATGCTAACATTTCAAGAGTATCACGAAAGGAATCCAAGGATCTACGAAGAGTTCAAACGCTTCGCCTTTTTGCTGATCAATAACGGTCACAAAAAAATAGGAGCCAAGCAGATCTTCGAGAGGATCCGCTGGGAGTCAATGATCGAAAAGACTGATCGATATAAAGTAAATAATAATTACACTGTCGATTATGCTTATAAGTTCGAATCAGACTTCCCTTACATGGAAGGAATTTTCTTCCACAGAACAAGGAGAATAAAAAATTAGTACATTTGTAAACCAGGGCCGGTCAAGTAGACCGGTCCACATCTAACCAAGATAATGACAAGAAAGCAATTTGCCGTAAGTTTAGTGAAGCGTTTCCAGGAAGCGCATCCACAGATCAAGAAAAATAAAGAGGAGGCGATTGCTTCCGCAATCCTAGGAGCCGAGATAGTTATGGAAGCGATTCACGCTGGAGATATTGATCTTAGCTACTGGGCAGAATTAAGAGAGGATCTAATAAATTTGTAAGCCATGACACTAGAGGACCAATGCTTTCACGCTGTGGTAAACGTGCGGATCGCACATGAACAGCAAACGATTTCGGACTATTCTAAGATCATGAAGTATTATAATCCAGAGGTCAAAGCTTTTGATCTGATCCTGGATAAGATCAGCGAAGCGGAGGCTGAGATCCAGAGACTAACCGAGCTATTAAATAGTTAAAAAAAGTTTGTGAATCAAAAATTTTATTTTAATTTCGGACATATTCAGCGGAAGGGGTGAGAGTCTTCCGGTGAATACGGGTTAAAAACCACTAAGCCAGTCTGATCTCTCACTCAGCTGGCTTTTTTATTTTAAAATCATGGCAGCATTTAGAAAAATATCGGTCACATTCTGGAGCGATTCCTTCATTGGGGATCTGACTCCAGAACAGAAATACTTTTACTTGTATTTGATGACTAATGACAAGACTACCCAGTGCGGTATTTACGAGACATCGATCAGAAAGATGTGCTTTGATACTGGATACAACTCAGAGACGGTCCTTAAATTATTAGATTTCTTCCAGGAGAAAAATAAAATCAGATTCTCGAAAGAGACGAATGAAATCGCGCTTTTAAACTGGGTTAAGTTTAATGACTCGAATTCTCCTAAAGTTTTGTCTTGTGTTGAAAAAGAGCTAAAGAACGTCAAGAATAGAGTATTGATACAGTATCTATACAGTATGGATACCGAATCGCAAGAAGAAGAAGAAGAAGAAGAAAAAGAAGAAGAAGAATATAAAAGCGATGAGTTTGAAATATTCTGGAATTCTTACGGAAAGAAAGTCGATCGTGTAAAATGCGAAAAGGCTTGGAAGAAATTAAAGAAGCAAGAGATCGAGAAAATCCTGGAGACAGTTAATCGATACGTCGGAGCTAATCCAGATATTCAATATCGAAAGAATCCACTTACCTACCTGAATGGGAAGTGCTTCAACGATGAGCTTCCAGGATTAGCGAGAAATCAAAATAATACTTTACCTTTGAACGACAAACCTATAATACCAATCGAATGGCAATAAAGCTAAACCTTAGCGATCTACACCTTGAGAAGGACATCATCGCTCACCTACTCAGCTATCCTCATCTATTTTCGGAGGCTGATAAAATAATCAATAGCGAATCGTTTACTGACGCTTTATTCAAGGCGTCATATTTGGCATTTAAGGAACTATCGCTAGAAGATAAGAGGATCACTAGAGCAGACGTATTTCGTGTCCTTAAAAGCAAAGAAAAAGAGAAAGGAATTTCTTCGGAGCTGGTCCTGAAATTAATGCCAGACCGAGTGATTAACCTGGAAGATTCGTGCTATGCACTAAAAGAGACAGAAGGAAAGAGAAGATTTCACGATCTGGCTTTTAAGATCCAGGCAGCGATCCTAGATAACAAGGAAGTTTCAGACTTACAGACGATCATTGAGAAGGAGATGGACTCACTAGAGCGATCTATCGAATCGACAGAGGTATTCGATATCGCTAATCTTTATGACGATGTGATCAATCGCCTAGAAGAAAATGCTGGAAAGATAAAATTCTCAGGGATCGACACTGGATCGCGTGAACTTAACTATATCCTAGGAGGATTCCAGGAAGGAATGACGGTCATCGCTGGGCGTCCAGGTATGGGAAAGACAGTCGCTGGATTGCAACACGCTAAGAGCGCTGCTAAATCAGGTAAACGAGTTTTATTCCTTTCGCTTGAGATGCCGAAAGAGTCTTTGATGTATCGCCTTATTAGCTCCGAGAATTGCGAATATAAATACAGTGATCTAAAAGCTAACCGAGTGAAGACGGACGATATACTTAAAATCCGCAACTCGAACGCGTCGATCCTTAAATCGCTTCCGATCTTCTTCTATGACTCTGATAATCGGGACATCAACTATCTGTCTATGATCCTGACATCGGAAGCCAAGCGGAATAAAATTGACCTGGTAGTAATCGATTATCTGCAACTGATCAGAGACAATCAGCTCAAGGATCAGTCAGACTTCGCTCAGGTTTCATCCGTATCGAATAAGATCCAGAAGCTAACCAGGAAGCTAAAGATTCCGATCATCGCTTTGTCTCAGTTATCCAGGGGAATCGAGGGAAGATCCTCAAGACTTCCACAGCTATCAGATATTAGAAGCTCTGGTAATGTCGAGCAGGACGCGATCGCAGTCATCGGACTATATCGCGATGATTACTATAAATACACCGACGCCAGGGCTAACAATACAGCCAAGGGACCGGACGATAATATCCTCAATTATGTGATCCTAAAAAATCGAGACGGGGAGACTTGCACGATCGATCGCTATGTGGATATTACCACTAACCGGATCGCTGATTCTTATGAGGAGCTCCAAGGGTTTAAGCCAGTCTACCAGGACAGCGCGATCAATACGATTAAAAATACATTTGAGGAGGCTAAATTTTAAAAAGATGAAAGAAAAAAGTTCTATTGAATGGCTATTAAATCAGGTCAGATTTTACATTCCAGATAAGGAGAAATTTGAGAAGCTAAAATCAAGTGCAAAGCAGATGCACAAAGAAGAAATAATGACTGCTTATATGGCAGACTTATTCCCTTGCTCAGATGAAGATGCAGAACAATTTTATAAAACCTGGTATTAACAATGGCAATCATAACTATCAAAGGCCAGGTGCCTAGCAAGTCAAACGGATACCGGATAGGAGGGAATCGCCTCTATAAGACCGTTGATCTGAAGGAGTATGAAGTGAGCTTCGAGTGGCAGATCATGAAGCACAAAGGCGAAACGATCAGCGTTCCATTCCAGATCTGGATCGATGTCTACTTCCAATCTAACAGATCTGATCTGGACAATGCGGCGAAGATAATCCTTGACTGCCTCCAGAATTGTGGCATGATCCAAAACGATCGACTCTGTTCGATCTTAGTCATGAGGAAGCACATCGATAAGCTGGATCCAAGGATCGAGTTTGAGATTAAACCAGTTTAAAATGGACACTAATAAAAATCTGCCGGACAATTATAAGCTGTGCATCGCCTGGATCGAGTCAGAATTGACACGAGAGACACGATCTATCCTATTGCCTGGTGTTCATATCCAAGACTTAAATCATTCGCTTAGAATCAATCTTTTGCGAATCTTAAATAATCACGGGTCCGAGCGGAGGGCTGCCTTTCTTCGGACCAAAAAAATAAAGGACTATCTAAATAAAAACTCATGAAAAAACTAAAAGAGAAAGAGACGATCATAATTTACGCCGGACTAATCAACGCGCTGATCGATCACATCGAGGCAGACTTCCGTCCGTCGATCTTCAATCGCCAGTCACTGAAGATGAAATCAAACAGCGTGCTAGATGAATTGCTCAAGATCGAGCAAGAGATCTACAAAGGAGATCCGAGCGGAGAAGTCACTGATCAGTACCTGGATGCAGGGAAGCTTATGATCCTATTCTTTCGCCTGGGCTTGGAGATGACCGAAATGTCAGAGACTAAGAGCGAAGGGCTTAATACTCAGCTGAATATATTATTAAAAAACTATGGGGTAAATTTGGAGTTTTAAAAAAGATTTTTTAAACTTTGTACAACCAAACGAAAAACCAATGAATAGTAACGCTGAGCAAGTGGTCAAACCTGATCACTATCAAGGAAAGGGAGGACTCCAGGCAATCGATGTAATCGAGGCTTTTGGGCTTGGGTTCTCCCTAGGTAACGTAGTTAAGTACGTTCTTCGAGCAGGCAGAAAAGCCGACAAACTCCAGGACCTAGAGAAGGCGGTCGAATACTTGAAGTATGAGATCGAGAATCACAAAAGGATCGTGAAGGAAGTCGAAGCCTATATCGCTAATCTACCAGAGGACTTATAGTGAAGAGCAGAAACGAGATAATCGAGGAGCTTTACCTTTCGAAGGATATAAGCCAGGCGCTTCGCAAGATGCAACCGGCTAGCCTCCGCGACGATCTTAGGCAAGAGATGTTCATCTCACTTTGCACTCTAAGCGACGAGAAATTCTGGAATCTTTACGAGAACAACGCGCTGAAGTTCTACCTTGTCCGGGCCATGCTAAACATGATCCGAAGCACTGGGATGAATCAGCCATTCTTCCGTAACTTCCGGGCGAAGTTCGAATCGATAGAGGAGATCGAAAACCTGGAAGATCAGATCGATAACTCGAAGGACAAGAAGGAAATTCTTTTCGATTTGCTAGATAGTAAGAGAAAGACGCTGTGCTGGTATGAAGACCGACTGCTGGATCAATACGTCGAATCTGGTTTTAATCAGATGGACGTCCACAGAAAGACCAAGATACCCTATCCGTCGATCGTCAAAACTATCGCGTTAATCAAAAAGAAACTCAAGGATGAATAAGAAGCCAGATGAGACAGCAAGAGAGCTGTTCAATAATTGCCTTTACTTTACTGGCTCCAAACTAATGGCTCGAGAGTGCGCTCTGTTTATGTGCCAGAAGTTCATCGACATGTCGAAGCGGATGGACGATAAGTGCTATTACCTAGAAGTAAAAGAAGCGCTCTATAAAATAGAAATAAAATGATTCAACTACTTGCCTCAGTGGCTTTCGTCACGTTTTGGAATATGAACAATTTGCCCTATGACCTAGGGATCAATTTTAAACCGTTTAACTGCGCGCCTTGCCTGGGCTTCTGGGTAGCGCTTGGTTTGATGTTTGCGCCTGAGTTACTATCGATAATCGTCGCGACTTCTTTCGGTGCCGGCGTGATTGCTGCGATAGTGGAAAGATTATTAATGAAATTACTAACAAAGCTATGACACAGCAAGACATTAAATTCATCCAAGACAATATCATCAACTTCGAATCGGTAGCGCTTGGATTTACTCGAAACCTAGATCACGCGGTCCTCAATGAGTATCACGAAATCTACAAGCGATCCTTGGATCCAAGCTATGTGCTAAACGCCTGGTGTGGTGGCTGTGTCTTCGACATGCTCAAGCGCTTAAAGCATCACTACGAGAACGTAATCTCAGCTCAACAAACTAACCAACCAAATGACAAAATCCAAGCTAAGAATCCTCGCGGTAGGAAGTCAAAATAGTGGCGTAACTTACCACAGACTGGCGCTTCCTTTGTCGATCATGGAGAAGGAATACTGCCTGATCACAGACACGATCACAGAGGACCTATTGAAAGAAAAGAATTTCAATGTGGTAGTGGTAAATCGTTTCCTGGAATCGACGCCACTTCTTCAGCTCCTGGAATGGCGCCAGAAGTTTGGCTTTAAATTGGTGGTAGACATTGACGACTACTGGACTCTGTTCGATAAACATCTAAGCGCGCCTACCTATCGCAAGCTTGGAGTGACTAGGATCATCAAGGATTACATTCGTTTTGCTGACTTGGTTACAACGACTCACAATCGCCTTCGCTTGGAGATCGTCCAGATCAATAAAAACTGCGAGGTCCTTCCAAACGCTTTGCCATTTGATAAGGATCAATTCACAGCGATCAGGAAGGAGAATGAGAAAGTAACGATCGCACACACTGGATCGATCACTCACTATCCGGACATTCAGCAACTGAAGCAACCGATCAGAGAGCTGGCGAAGTCTAGGGTATTCAGAGAGAATACCAGGATGCTTCTGTGTGGATGGAATGAATTCAATAAGTGGCACTGGGTTCAGATGGGAAATATCTACACGGCAAACGAGAAGCTTGACTATAAGATCCTTGAATCGATGCCGGTGGATCTATACATGAATTTCTACCTGGAGGCAGATATGCTTTTAGTCCCTTTGCTGGATAATAAATTCAACAGACTAAAGTCTAATCTTAAAGCGCTGGAAGCAGGAGCGAAAAACATCCCGATCCTAACCTACAAGCGCGCGCCTTATGACGATATCCCGACGATCTTCGAAGTCGATAACTGGGAGCGCGACATTAAGCGAATGGCATTCAGTAAACAGATGCGCGATGACTACGGATATCGAAACGGAGAATATGTCCGCAAACATTACGATATCTTTAAAATTAACGAGGCCCGATTTGCTACTTACTCCAAACTAATCGAGTAAATTATGCCGGTCATATTATGCAATAACGGGAAATACAGAATCGGATCAGGTGCTTGCATCTATGACACCGAGGAGAAAGCGATCGAAGTCTATCAGGCGATTCTATCCGGTGGAGCTTTTGCTGAATCTTACAATGACTATCCAGAGGCAGCGACTAACAACGCCAAGCGAGCGCTTGATTATGCTGAGAAAAATGGCTGGGGATCATGTGGCACTCTAGTAGGAAAAGCCAGAGCTAACCAGCTAGCAAACAAGGAGCCGATCTCACGCGACACGATCGCAAGAATGGCGAGCTTCAAAAGACACCAGCAGAATAAATACGTTCCTTATAGCGAAGGCTGTGGCGGTTTAATGTGGGATGCCTGGGGAGGCACCGAGGGGATTGAATGGGCGATTAGAAAATTAAAAGAAATCGATAACTAAATGGATGAATTTACTAAATACTTTGTTATGGGAGCGTTTGCTATAACAGGTTTTTCAATTATAATCGGTGCCTTATTGATAACATTAAAAT